TATCTCTTTCCACTGCCTGTCGCTGTACTGTTGCAACTTGACAATTTTTTTACCTGTGTCCTGTACGCTGCTGTCGGTCTTTTGAATCTCGTTAGTCAGTCTTGCAATAGCACTTCCCTGAACGGAAACCTTGTCCGTAACCACAAAAGAATATTTCGGAAGCAAACCGCCGTATTGTATTGTTATATTATTGATGTGTAGTTCTTGCGCTCCGTCGGTAACTTTTGTATTATTAACCGTCAGCTTGTTTCCGGATTTCAGCTTCTCCCTGATGGTCTTTCCGTCGGATTCAGGGGCGATGTTCTCCTCGAAGAAAGTGTCCGTAGGCTCTATGGCGTATGTCGGCTTTTCTACTTTCTTTACAAGCAGCTGTTCGTTCAGCCAGTTTTGCACCCTTAGTTCAGCCAGCTCGACGTAGGTCTGTGGCATGATAATGTCGTAGATAACAAAACTATCCCCTGCCATCGCTTTTATTACCGAGTTTGGAAGCATTCTGCCCGTGGCGGTAAAATCTTCGCTCGAATTGATTAAGGTTATCTTGTATTTGCTTGCGACACCGCCGTATGATTTTGATGTGTCAACAACAACGTTTCTAACACCGTTTGTAGCGAGTATCACAAACTCGTATCCGGCAAGCATACCCGATGTAAAGGAAATCTTCGCATCCTGTGTGGCGGTGTATTGGTTGTCAGAAAGGTCGAAGCCTATGTCCTTCACCCAGATGTCAAAAGTGGGACTGTAGCCCTCATCGTCTGGCGTGTTTGCAGTAGGAACGGACGCAGCGATAATCTGGTCTATCCTGCCAAGACCAGCAACCTCTACTCCCGCTATTGACGGGTATATCTCCTCGTTAGGTTCTAAAGCATCTTCCTTGACTCCATCGGCAGCGACAAGTGCTGCATCCTCCACGTAGTCTATATAAGGTAAAGTGCCAGCGATAACACTATCCCTGAACACTTTCGGCATGATATTCTTGATGTTGACATCTCCGCTGATCGGATTCGGGTCAACTGGAAAATCGGAGTACCTGTTCGTGAAGTAGTTGATGGGAACGTTCCTTGAACCGCCAACGCCGATAAGTCTATTTATTGTGGGTTCCGACTGTGCCGTGCGGGTTATCTTCACCAGACCGCCGCTATAGCCGTAATCAAAAACGTGTTGTATTACGTCAGGGGTATAACCAATATTTATGGTGTTCCCGGTTATGTTCCATCTTAGTCCGTAGTACTCGAATGTCTTTAACAGCAAGTCCCAGATGAACATGTTGTTTACGGATATCATTACGGATTCCGATGTCGTACTTCCGAGATTGATAGTCCACTTGCTCCCGAAGTAGTATTTCAGGTTGTTTTCCAGAAGCTGCTTGAACTGGTTAATGTCGGCATAAAGTGAAAATGACGTTCCCTGCGAAATGAACGTGTCAACACCCACCGTGGCAAGGTTGCGTATCTTTCTTTTTTGTAGTTCCGCCTCCTGTCCGTTGAAAATAAGATTGTACTTGTAGTTGATGGAATCTATCCCCTTTTCGGCGGTTGGCTTCGAGTTTACTATGTCGTACCTCTCCCCCTCGTATTCCACATACGCCCCGACAAAACTTGGAACGGTGGCATTATCCGACGGGTGGGTAACAGTCAAACTGATGCCTCTTAGCCCCATCTGCGGGTCAACAAATGTGTATTCGTTTACCTGCCACTTTACTACTCCGTTTATTTTTACCTCAATCATACGCTGCGCCTAATTGAAGCAAATTTAACATTTATTGATATCTAAACCTATTGTTTAGGCTTCGTACTCCACGACATTGGGAAACAATTACCACGAGTGGATGAAAAACCGTTTTAATTGTAGCAAATGTTTACTATTTTTGTGACGCTCATTTGTTGTTTTCATATATTTTGTTTTCCGCCTCGCCGTGAAAAAGCGGGGCGGTTTTTAAATAAGAAAGGCGTACCAGTATAGATACTCCATCATTAATAGTTATTTATTCCAGACCACACACTTTGCGCTATCGTCCCTGTTCACTATTACGTTGCTGTCGTAGTTATCAATATACAGGATAGCGTTCTCTTTTACGTTTACGGTGACGTTGCTTCCCCGTCCAACATATATCCTGCAAACTGAATATCCCGAAATAGTGAAATTGACATCGCTTGCATTAAATACATACATGTCCCTGTTGCAAAGAATGTCTACTTTTTTTTCATTGTAAACACCTCTTTCCAGCAGTTCATCATCGTACTTTTTCATGCTTTTTAGCGATGGAAACTCACGCTTCATACACCACGTTATCCCGCTAATATACTTGTCGATGATACTCGTGTAACCCCAGTTGTCCTGCCATTCCTGACAAAGACCAAGTTTTATCGCCTCCTTTTTAAAATCCTCTCTTTTCATTCAATTACAGTGTTTAATGCTATCCCTTTTCCTGTTGATGTTGATACTGAAAGCCTGTCCAAAAGGTTATACAGTGCCTTGTTTGAATCGGCAGTAGACTTCGTATTGGCTTCTATTGATGCAAGGTACCCCACCATCTGCGATTGAGCAAGCAGCATTTTAGATACAAACGGCAGTCCGTCCGCCATCATCATGTCTATATACTGAAACAGTTTCAGCCGGATGCTGTCGAGATACCCGCCCATTATAAGTGCCGTGTCTTCCGACATGGTAGAAATGCCTTTAGATAATCCGGTCAGGTTGCTTTCCTTGGTGGCAATGTCAACTCCGAGATTTTTCAGGATGTCCATCGTCATGGTAGCCTCTTGATTTGCGGCATCCGTGGCTTTCTTGCCCTGCTCCCATATGGCTTTCACTTCTTCCGGTGTCATGGCTCCGTCTTTCCACGCATTATCTATCATGTCGAATACAGGTTTGAGCCGTTTTTGCATGATAGTTGACAACATCGAATTGACAATCATGTTTTTCATCATGTCGGCAAAGCGTTCCTGCATGGCTTCCGTAGTGTTCCCGAATGACACATAGGCATCCATCCACGCCTGTGCAAAACTCTCAGCAGCACTTGTCAGGTCTGTACCTGTAAGTTTTTCTATGGCGTTCCGAACCACCTCGGATGATTCTTCTGCCAAGTCCTGTTTTTGCGCCTCCAGTTCAGCTATTTTATTCTTATCCGAATCCTTTCCTTTTTTCTTTTCGGCTTCAATCTGTTTATTCAATGCAGCCACCTGTGCTTTCAGGTTTTCCGCCTGCTTTGTGGCGTTTTTATAGTAGTCAGAGCCGAGAGAATCCTCCATCGCCTTTCCGAGCCTCTTGTACTCCTGTTCAAGCGATTTTACTACTTTCTCCTGCCTTTCAATTTCCTTATCATACTTTCTGTTGCGGATGTTTCTGAAGACGTTTATGTATCCGGTAACACCCTTTATCACGTCCTTTATTCCACTGAGGTCTCCCATAAGTATTTTGGCTATACCACCGCCTGTGGATACATTGGCACTCATTATATCACCAGCCGTGTTTGTCCAGAACGAAGCATCGCTTTCCTCACCAAAGGTTGCACCCATCAGTTTTTGAAACTCCTCATAGTAGCTTAGAAGTTCCTGTGCGCCGCCTATCATCCTGTTGATAGCCTCCATTGCCGCATCGGGCTGGTTTTCTTCTGTTGCCTTGATGAAGTCTTTCCACCCGTTTGTAAGCGCATAAAACGGGTTTTTCTCGTCAATCTTTCGCTTCATCTTGTCTATACCCTGTTGTACCGCTTTTGCGTCGGCTGCATTCAAGCTTGATATATCCGCTTTTTCAACTATGGCAAGTGCTTCCTTTAACGATTTTACGGTTTGATTTTCAAGGTCGGAAAATAATATCCTCCACGCATCGGAGTTCTTCATCTCGTCAAAAGAGAGGGTGGCTATTTCCTCCTTGGCTTTTCTCTTAACCTCTTCGATGGCTCTGTCTATAAGTTCGCTATTTTCGTCGGTTCTGCTGTCGTTCAATCTTTTTATCTCGTTCTGCGTCCTTTTTTCAATGGCAACCACCTTTTGAGAATAGTCCTGGTACTTGACAAGAATTTCTTCGAGCATTTTTTCCTTAGCCCTTATTTCGTTGATGTCTGCCGCACTTCTTAGTGATTCGAGAACGGATATTTGGCTTTCGGTGAGACTAACCTCCTCTTTGAAATCCTCCGGCTTTTTCCCCTCCGATTCCCACTTGGCTTTTGCTATGTCGATATTGGATTTTATCATCGCCTGCTTGCGCTCCTCTATCGCCTGCAACTCCATTTTCTTTGTCAGTTCTATCTGGGCACGCTCCTTGGCGACCCCATCTTCCATGGCATTGACTTTCACCTGTTCTATTTCCAAGGCATACTTCTGTTCTTCAAGAGCCATTTTAGACCGTAGATCGTTCAGTTTTTCAGCAGCTTTTAACAGGTCGTTATTTTTCGATGTGGGTGTTTTTTCTTTTGGTGCATTTTTTATCGAAAAACCCATCTGGGATGCTAATTTTTCAGCAAGAGCAATTTGTTCTTTCAATCTTTCCGCCTGTTTTTTACTACCTGCATCGTTCAGCTTGGAATACTCCTTATATTTGTCTGCAAGGTCGGAATAAACACCACGTATTCTTTTAATGTAGTCGTATGCCGTGTTGTCATCATTAGTCATGTCGAGGAATGCGGCATTATTGACTTTTGAAAAATTATCTACAGTTTTTTGCCAGTCTGCGAGTTCTGTTTTTGCTGCCTGTGCCGATGCTTCCTTTGCTGCTTTAAGTCCATCAACAATAGATGCTCTCTCTGTTTCCAGTTTCAATATCTCACGGTTATAGTCTATCTCGTACTTATACATTCCTGCATAACCGTATTTTATCTTTCCGCTATCCCGTTCTTCCCTTAACTTTTTTAATTCATCGTCAATTTGAGAGACACGCTCGGCATTTTGCAGGTCTGTTTTTCGTTCAAGTTTTTCGTTTACTTTTCCAAGGGCATCGGCAAGACTTAAATTTTTTACTTTTTCAGTGTCCAGGTTTGCGAATATGTCCGGGTACATCAATTGCAGCTTGTTAATTGCATCCTGTCTTTCCCTGCGAGTAGATGTTTCGTCTCTTACCGTGTTTACAAGCTGGGTTATTTTTGTATTTTCTTCTTCCCTAAGTCTGTTTGCCTCTTCTAATCGGTCGTTATATGCTTTCTGACCCTTTTCCATTTCGGTAGTTCTATCCCGAAGCGCCCATAGTGCAGAGGACAATCCAACAACTGCGGTTGCAACCAGTACATAAGGATTCGCCGCCATCACCGCATTTAGAACGCCCTGTGCGGCGGCAACTGCTCTAAGAGCTTTTATTTGCGCCATAAGAGTTCCTGTTCTTATTCCCTCTGCTGCCGACGTAGCCACAAGCGCTATTCTATATGTTCCATAAGTGGTGGCAAGAGCCAGCAGCACACGTCCAACTTCTTCGTAATTTGCCATCAGGCTGCTCGTTGCATCTATTGCTCCCTTAAGAATCTTATCACCCTTTGTTCCTATCTCGGCATTCATGATCTGGAACTTGTCTTTCAGGTTGGCAATTTTACCCGCAAGAGTCTCAGCCTGTTTTTCCTGCATCTTGTAGAACTTGCCTCCCTCGGATGTCATTTCGGTAAAGATGTCCTTTATCATCTCAAACGGAACTTGTCTTGTAGAAATAAGGTCAAACACTTCACCGGTTGTCACAACCTCTCCCTTTAAGAGTGTAAACTTGTCCGCAAGCATCTGTACAAGTGGTATCCCAGCTTCTGTAAACTGACGGAGTTCCTGACCCCGTAATACGGCGGCAGACCTGACTTGACCGTAGGCAAGAATAATTCGGTACATCTCAACACCCAACCCGGCAGATACGTCCGCAAGCATCTTCGTCGTATCGTACAATTCTTCATACGGCACCGAGAAAGCGGATAACTGCTTTGTATAGGAAACAAGGTCTTTGAACTGGAACGGAGACACGATTGCAAGCTCTTTTATCCTATCGAATATTGCCGCTCCCTTTTCCGCATCCTGTAAAATTGCCTGTAACGACACACGCTGCATCTCGAACTCTCCCGTGATGTCGACAAGGTTCTTTGTAAGCCTTATTCCGCCGTACACGGATAGAAAGTTCATGGCATACGACTTCAGCTGCGTTAAAACTTCAGATTGTTTTTTAAACTCCCTATTCTGTCTCTGTATTGCACCCGTAGCCTTGTCGGATTCCGCAGCAAGCCTGTCCTGTGCCTTTACCGCCTGATCTAAGGTTCCTGCGTATATTCCCGCTTCGGTTTTCAACTTCCTGTACCTCTCGATAATGTTCGAGCCGGCACCAGCCCTCGCCTCGTCAACAGTGAGCCCCCTGAACTCGGCACGCATCTTGCGAAGCTGTTCGCCAACAGACTGTGCATCCTTGGCTATCTTGTTCATACTTCCGCTGTTCGCCAGCTTGTTGAAGTCTATCTTGCTGAAATTAACAGCGAGCGGTGCATCGTCAAACAGCTTCTGCCATCTCTTGTGCAAGTCCTCAAGCTCCTTTTGTGCCTTTGCAGCACCGTCTTTCGTGTTAAAGTTTATGCCGTATTCTAACATGTTTTAATCTCCTATTTCTTTTCTTACCTTGTCCATATCGCTCTCTATACCTATCCCGAATCGTGCCGCCTTTTTCTTCGCATCCTCGCTCGAAGTTCTCGTGGTTGACTTCGGGATGGCTTTCTTGTCTCCGTATATGTATCTCGTCTTGTCGTATAGCATCAGGTTCTGTTTTGTCACCCCATCAAGGAAGTGGTAGTTTAAAAAAGCTAAAACCCCGCCATAGGGATAGATTTCCATCATGGTAGGGTTGTCAAGCGATAGTTGGAACTTACTCTTTATGACGTTTTTATCATCATCAGCCTTGTCATCAACGTATTTTCCACGAGCACGCAATTCTTCAAAAAAAAAGCCGTCTCGTTATCGTTCAACCCTGCCGCCATAATAGCACTAAGGGTTTCGGTCGTATATAACCTGTTTATGATGCGCCAGTGAACAGCATGAAGTAAAGGGATGTTAGCCCACCCGTTCAAGAGGATAAGACTTGCAATCCTCGCATCGGAGGTGTTGAGATACCTCAACCTCTTTCTCATTCCTTTCATGCTTTCTTCATTGCTGAAAAACTTCACCTTTAGCTGGATGTCGTTTATCTTGTTGAGGATGTTCCTCTTGGTGTCTCCAATTCTGAATGTCCTGCCGAGAACGGTAATAGACTTCTTGTCTCCCCGTTCAATCCTGTGCGCAATCTTTAGTAGGTCTTTTTCGTCCATAATAAATAAGTCAAAAGAGAGGGGGAATTAACCCCCGCCCTGATTAAGTATAAGCAAGTTCTCCCTCGACGAACATCACCGTTTTCAGGTTTGTCGTGTCGATAGCCTCTGCGGACACATTGATACGGATACCCACTTCCTTTCCGTCCATTTCAAGGTTTGCAACAACCCTCGCCCGGGGAACGATGATGGAGCGGTCACCAGTGTCATTGGCGATCATTATCGGTCTTTCCAGAATAGCGGGTTTGTGCATCAGTCCGAGAACTGTTGCTCCGGTAGGGATTCCATTAGCACCTGTAAATGTGTCGGTGATGGCTTCCGCCCCGAAGAACTCTGTTAACATCTCACTCGATGTAGAAGCTGCAAAGAACTCGAACCCGAACGTACCCTCGGTAGTCAGGTTGTAGTAGGTCTTGCCCTGTTCGTTCTTCAACGGTTCAAGGCTGGCTGCTTCTCCGGTGAAACTCGTGCTGTCCAGCTTTATGTGCCCAAGCGATTCGGGGCTTGCCAGCGTGGACAATTTAGCCGTTGCGTAGTCCGCAGGCTTATCAAACATTATAATGTCGGATTGTCCGACAAAATGCTTGTTTAATGCTTCAATTTTACCTATTGCCATAATTATGATTTTCTAAAAGTTATGTTAATTAGTTTTGTACTGTAACCCTCGTAAATACCACCGCCGGAATAGACGATGTTTTCAGGGTCAAGAGAAAATACATATCCGTCCTTGCTCGCTACGGCACCATCCTTGAAAAGCCCGTCGAATGTCGAAAGGATGATGTTTTCCCGCACGGTGTTTCTTCCACCCGTGGTAAGTAGTTTTACGTTGATGGATAAGAGGACATATCCCTGCACCAAGCCCAATTTTGACAGGTTGGTTTTCAACCCGCCGTTCTGTCGCAGTTCAATGTATTCGCTTGGCAACCCACTTGTAGGTTTGTCGCCAGTATAGATTTTCTGTGTCACTCCGTAATCGGTGAGGACTTGTTTCAAAACGCCAGTAGGGTTTATGTCAGATAGTTTCATGATTTTCTCCCGTATAGTTTTACTATTTCATCGAGAATAAGCTCGAACTCCGTGGATAGCATGTCGGTAAAGAACCCGCTGTTTCTTCCACTGCTGTCAACTTCTTCTGCGTATGGCATGGCGGTAAACAGGACTATATGGTCTCCATTTCCGTAGTTGCTCATGCCGGTGTTGAGAACATGGTCTATCATGTCTTCACCCCATATCGCAACCCAGTTGATTATCCGTGGCTCTTCCGCTTTCCGTGGCATTACGAACTTCTTTAATGTTCCACTACGATACACCCCCACACCCGCACTGTCTTTCAAGTTGTGGGTGTCAACGGGAATCACGTCCGAGCTCTCGATATACCTTATCATGGCCTCCGCCGTATCGACAAGTATATTTTCGGTTAGCCTGTCTATATCTTTGTGAAACTCACTAAAGTCAATCTGTGCCATCTTTCAACCATATACAGGTGTCGTTCAATTCGGGGAAATCATTGTCGTAGATAGCCTCCCAGTCTTTCACGGTGTATCTTATCTCTCTGCCGTTCCATGTCGTAACCACAACCCTGTCGTTTATCTCAAACAGGACATTGTTAACCGGAATGAAAAGGACAGGCTCGTGCTCGAACTGGAATCCGTCGTACCTGGTCTGTCCCGATATTTCCAGCAGGCATTTACCGCTGTGTATCTGAGTTAAAACCTCGATACCGTTGCTGTCCACCTCGCCAGCAGAGCGACTTATAACACATGAATCCGGATATTCCACCATCGTTAATCCCCCCTTAAATGGACAAAGAGTGCGGACGAGGAAACGGAAGCGCTTTCGCCCCACTTTGCGTAAAGCTGGTTTGCCGTCTCCCTGAACGCACGCCTATCATATACCCCAAACTGGTAGGTGCGCTCACTAACGCTCCTATTGCCTTTTTGAACCTTTCTACCACCACCGGAAGCCGCACTTGCAAGAATTATATATAGATCGGCGGTTGCCAAATCCTTGATCTTCTCGCTCACGTTTTCAAACGGCTCATCAGCGGCGATACCTCTCCGAGTAAGGACAGTAAGGATGTTCGCATCCGAAAATGAGAAATCAAAACTGCCCTTTAAGAACTCGGAAATGGTCATGTTATACAACTGTTAAAATGTGCATGTAATTAGGCTTGTCTGGAACCACAAGTGCGGTTAACTCCGATTCCATATACTGCGTTTTCTTGCGAGCATCGTAGTCGTATGTAATCAGAAGTCTGCCTCCGTAATACTGTGCAAAAGAGGAAGCCTCTCCGACAGCGATAGGAGCAACAGCGATTGTTTCCCCGATCTGTCCGTTAGGAACAAGTGCCCAGTTGTTTGGCTCGAAAGAGCGTACCTCGGTGCCAACAACCTTTTTAGTTGCCTTGTCAAACTTGTCAACCTTGGATATGCTCTCGATAGCCACAATCGGGAACCCGATAATATCCTCAAGGACAGCCTTGCGTTGAACTTCGGCAAGATTTGATCCAACCTGTTGAGCCGCAGCAGCGTCTGCAGCAAGAGGATTCAAATTATACCCGACGGCCTGTTTTACCTTTGAGTGACCGAGGGTCTTTTTCAGGGTAAGAGCATCAACTTCCCAGTGATAGCCAATGCCGTTAACCTTTTCGCCAATAGCTTTCAGGTCGGCAACAGGGTCGGAAGTTGCACCCTCTGCACCAGTGGAAGTAACCCACCATACTGCGGTGGATGTTTTTGCAACTTTGTTGGCGTCTGGAATAGAAGCACTAAAAACAGTGCCCGTGATTCCGCCTGCATTATTTGCAGCAGTAAGACTAAATCCACCCGTTGACACCATTTGATGACGCATATAGGTCATGGCGTTGGTGTGAGAGTCAATCAATTTCTTGTTTATATTGAACAATGCGTCCTGTGCCAGATCGACAACATTTGCGTTTGTTACACGCTTTATCATCAGTTGACGATAGTCGTTTTCGTCGAATGCAGCGTATTTCTTGGCACGGGGAACTTTTCCTGTCTGCAATAATTCACCCTCAACTGAAATCGGAGTTCCAGGACTGTCAAGGTCAACCCATGTAGCCATGGCACTAATGCCATACTCTTTTGAAATTTGCTCAAAAGAAAAATCGGGGAGCAAGTCTGGAGACCAGTTAAAGCCGGTCAAGTCCAATTTGTTGTATGCTTCCTTTGAAGCATCAATAAAAGCCTGTAATGCGTATTTGTCGCCTACGGCGGTGCTTACTAAATCGTAAAATACTTTATCTCCTGTCCACATAGTTATACTCCTTTCTCAAATTTAATTCCGGGCATAGCTGCCTTATAAGCGGCGGGAACAGCCACAATTCTGTCTTCAAATATGCGACCGTCGTCCACAACGGCACCTGTCGCCCACGTGTCACCATCTTCTTTTACGATGTCGTGCAGAAGCAATCCATTAGGAACAGCCGTTTCCTTTACAACCTTGCCAGTAGCGCCGGCACCATCTGCTTCTGCATAGACAGTTCCTGCTGCGGCGGTACCCAGAGAATTAGCCACGATGGTAATCGTATGTGTTCCGTCACCGTTGTCAACGGCAGCAGAATAGGCTACACCTGCGCCAGTTCCACCTATAGCTGTAGGTACTGCTATGATGTTACCTCCGGCGGCAGTCAGCGGATAATTGCCGTAAAGAACAGCTTCCGTGTCTGTAGCCTCAAGCGTTTCAGCAAGTTCATAGAAATAGATAGGCTTCAATGTACCCCCGGATTTGTCGAGGTACACAGGTGTACCGGCCGGGATGACAGAGCCTACGGGATAATTGGCGAAAGCGGTAGCGTCAACGACACCACCACCATGCTTAACCCCTTTAACCTCAGACCACACCTGATAGCGTGCCCCAAAGGTTTTAGAATTTTGTCCGTAAGTGTTAAAGCTCATAATTTTTAATTTTTAGTTTCAATTAATCCTCTTTCTTCAAGTCTCTTCTTGAATGCCGAAAAGTCTGGCGTTTTCGGGTCTGCTTCTCCCTTTTCAGGTACAATCCCGAATTTGCCTGCCGTCCTCGCAGCTTTCTCGATGAATGTAGCTTCTGCGTTTTCCTGACCGAAGTCAAAACCGTCCGCTGCAACTTCGAGTACGTTCTGCGGGTAGATGTTAGCCTTTGCAAAGGCACTTTTCCGCACTTGTTCGGCAGTCCTGCGCTTGTCCTCTTCCGCAAATCGCTGGTCGTAGCTATCGAATTTTTGCATGAGTGATTTCACCCATTTGGGTTCGTCATCATCCTGAGGTTCTTCCTCCTGTTTCGGTTCGGCTTTCGGAGCGGGCTTTGCCTCCTTGGCTTTCTTGAGAGCATCTGCTACGTCTTTTCTCACGTTTCCTGCGATTGTATTGAAAACAGGGTCTGCAATCTTGAGGAAATCCTCGACGGATGTTTCCTCGGTTACAACTGGCATCAGGGTCTCCAACACCTCGTTTATAGTTCGTTCACTGATTTGCGAGTTTTTCGCATACTTGTCCTTGAGGCTTTCAAGGATTTCCGATTTTTGAATCATACTTTTAATAATAAGTTAGTTAATAAAAAAACATGAAGTAAAGGTATAGATTTATACCTATTTTAACAATAGTTTGCAATAGCACAAACCCCCATTCGTGGCGTTTCATTCACTTAGTCGTGGTACATTAACTAAAACACAAGCATTTAATCGGTATATTTGACATTTGTAAAACGCAAATAATGTTTGTAAAATGGAGATACTGGACTGGCAGGAAAAGTTTGACGGGATGCGGCTAAACGATGGCTCGCAGACGGAGGCGTTCCTGTGCACATCGGATATAGTGATATACGTTGGAAACAGGGGTGTTGGAAAGACGCACCTCATGCTTTACAGGGCGCTTCCCCATATTCACAAGCCGTACTACAGGGCTATCTACTTCCGAAAGATGGTAAAGGACAGTCAGGGTGCGGGCGGTATTGCCGACAGGTCTAAGGAGATTTTCGGGCAGTTCGGAACATACCTTGAAAGCATACAGAGCCAGACATGGAAGCTGGAAAGCGGGGCGAGAATCGTCTTTGGGAATTATTCGGCATCAGAGAGGGAGTTTGCCGAAGCCATACAGGGTAAGGAGTATCACGATGCTTTCATCGACGAGGTTACACAGATTTCAGAAGACAGGTTCAACGCCATATTCTCCAACCTTAGAAACACGACCGGAGACAGGACGCAGATACTCGGTACCTGTAACGCCGACGCAGAGAGTTGGATTGCAAGACTTATAGGCTGGTGGATAGACCCTGAAACGGGCTACCATATCCCCGAAAGAAACGGAGTGGAGAGGTATTTCTACCAGTGGGGAAACGACATTACTGAATCACACTGGGGGGATACGAAAGAAGAAGTGTACGAGCAGTCGAAAACCTACCTTGCTGATCACTGGAACGATGAGATGGCAAAGAGTGGTTCCATACTCGACCTGATACAATCCATAACCGTGTTCGAGGGGAAAATGAGCGAGAATGAGCACCTGATGAAGTCAGGAGGAGTAAAGTACTACGGCAAACTCTTAAAGGGCTCAAACGAGATGAAAGGGCGGTATGCAAGGGCTTGCTGGAAAAGGGTTGACATAGGTGACAGCCTCATTTCAGACGCAGACCTGCAACGAATGTTTCACAACTCGCATCAGATGAATGGAACGAAGTATGCTTCCCTTGACGTTGCCGGAAGTGGCGACAATGCCGACAAGGTGGTACTCTGGATATGGGATGGCTATCACATTACAAGTGTTCATGCAACACAGGGATTAAAACCAAACGAGCTTCTACAGTGGACGCAAAGACATCTTTCGAGGGAGGGCGTGCAAAACAAGAACTTCATTTATGACGGTGTCGGAGTCGGATGGATATTCGAGGGGTTCTTTCCCGGAGCGGTAAAGTTCATGTCGCAGGCAGCACCGTCGGACGACACCAAGGTAGAGTTTGACAGGAAGAGGCTTAACGTGTACAGGAACGCAAAGGCGGAGGTTGTCGGAAAGTTTTTAGACAGGCTGAAAAATCATAACGGCTCAGGCGAGTGTGGTGTGAGCATATCAGATGACGTGCTACAAAAGGTGATTTTCGGAAAGACCGTAAGGCAGCATCTGGAAGAAGAAAAGGTTGCCATCAGGTGGCGGGAAGACAGGGAGGGCATCAAGCAGATGATTGACAAGAAAGAGGTGATGAAAGTGTTGGGTCACTCCGCCGACTTCATTCTTGCGCTGATATACAGATTTTCGGTTGACAAGGCATACAAGAAGATGCCGGAGGACAAGGTTCGGAAACTGGCTAATTTCTTATCGTTTTAAAAGAATATAAAAGAGGATAATTGATAAAAGTTATACGTAAAGTGATATAAGACTATGGAATTAAAATTTAACAACAGGAAGTTTTGGGAGATACCGAAGCCGGCGGGTGACCGGGCAATGAGACCATCTTACGACAGGGTTACGCAGGTGAAGTTTTACAACGAGTACTACCCGACAGGACACAAGATATTCAACCCTGCATGGTATCAGGACATATCCATAAAGGATGAAAACGGGGTTCATGTCGATACGTACTTTGTGAACAGGGTGAGCGTTCCAATTCAGGCTATGGCGATAGACATAATCCTTGCGCACCTGCTTGGGAATAAAACCCATATTGTCGATGGAACGCTGAAAGAGAACCCGGCGCTTCCTTTCTATAAGGAGTACTGGCAGTCCAGGAACATAGACACTGCAAGGTACGAGTTTGTGAAAAGCGCACTTGCCCTCGGCGATGCGGCAT